ACAAAGTAATAAAGATATAGATAAATAAATGGTTAATGCTTGTAACCGTTCCTGAAAAACTTCGGTTACATACGGTTACAACAGTTACAGTTTAACGAAACATTTTGTCGGTTTTTCTTTATCTTCATTGTCCCATCGGAAACCTACATAATAGCTAGGAACATCAGTATTTAACATAAACTCTTTAGGTCTAATCAACTTTTTCTCCCATTCGTTAGAAACATGTTTCGGTACCTCTAACTCAAACTGTCGTTTAGCTAAAGATGTATAACCCGAATCTCTGCACCATTCTTGATAGAGCCACCATAAGAAGCGAACAGGCAATACTGTTGACTTAAATTGAGGAAACCATTCATTCACAAATTCAATGATTGAATTATTCTTCTCTTTAAATTCCTGCATCATCACCTTCGTTGCTTGGGGCTCATCAAATCGTTCAAAATTAAGCTCAATTGCTTTTTTTAAAACGTATTGCAGCACTTCTTCGCGAAAAATGTAATCGTCTTTAATCGCCCAGTTATCATCTTTTGCTGAGAAAGTTTTCTTAAAAGGAATAATCAAGAAACGACGATACGTTCCGTTTGTTTTATTCCTCACCTTAGGAAGTCCGTTTGTCGATTGAATAACTGTTTTTTTATAAAATGAGACATAAGGCTGTTTGCCTTTCTCTTCCACAAACACAGGTTCACCAGTTACCACACTATTAAAGTTTGAACTGTCATCAATATAAAGACCTGCTTGAACATCATCACCGATAATTACTGTCTTACCTTCAATCATCGAAAGTGTGAAACGCTCAGAGAACTGATTGATTTTTAAACTTGCCACATTTTGCAAACCAACAAGATTACTAATCAGCTGTTGCAGTGTTCCCTTACCGTCGTTTCCTTCACCAACAAACCAGATAGATTTACGATAAGAATAGTTACCGTTCAGAGATGCCGATATAACTTGCCATAGTAATTTAACAAGGCTTTCGTCTCCGTTCATTAAATCAAGCAGCCAGTCGTCCACATTCCACCCGTCGATATTAGGTGCTTCGATATTCTCGATATACTCTGTTTCAATCGTCGATGTGAAGATATAACGGTTAGAAAATGCTTCAAGTTTCTTTGTTTTCTTATTGTAGATTCCATTTTTTACAGGTACAAGATAACGACTTGCTGTACTCTCCACATCCTTTGCCATATTCTTAAGATGGAAAATGACTTGATTTGATTTTGCTTCTGAGAAACTCGGTTCAAGCCAGAAGATAACGTTATGAAAGAAATCAAGACGTGTTTCATAGATGCCTTTATCAATATTGTAGACAGCTAAGCGATCATTCACTTTAACGATTGTCATGTGTTCCTGCATCTTCATGGCTACCGTGAGAGGTGGCACACTTTTGACATCATTTTCTTCGAGATACAACTCTCGATAATTTTTAAAATTATTTCTCAAGTCCCTCAAACTTGTGATTTCGTTTGTAGGGAATTGGACTATTTTTCTGGAAGCTTCATACTCAGCTTCCATCGCTTCGAGTTCCATTTCTTCGCCTCATCTCCTTTTTAAACATACTCTCAAAAGTTCTTTCGAATTCTTTTTCATCTAGTGGATCTGCAGTCGCATGATTAACTTGTTTTGCCAATTGGTATACTGCGTTAAAATCAACGTTTCTAAGGAATAATCCACCTATAAATTTTGCAAGTGCGTCGTTTCTTCCTCCGTTATCTCCCAAACCCTGAACAATCATTTCAAATAATTTTGCCGTTTTGCTGCTCCCCGCTGTGGTAAATGCTGAGAAAACTGAAGGACTAAAGTTATCTTTCCCCTTCATAATTTCTCTTACCAGCTCTTTTGGCGCAGTAACAATAGGCAGTTTATTATCCCACTTGTATTGACCTTTTCTTGTCATGCTTGGCGGAATAACAACATAATTATTATCATGGGCCTTGATATCAACACCCTCAAGAAAACCGATGCGTTGTGTAATCACCATATCTTCTCGTTTCAAGAAGATATACTGTTTCCCCCCACTCGCTGTAGTTTGCGATAATGTAGGGAGCCACCATTTCTCGTTTAATAGAGGTTCAATCGATTCATAGCCATTTACATCATTATGAACATCAACATCCACCACAACGAATTTATCGCACTTCATGGCAATATTAGCTGTTGGGTTTTGTGTCCAAATAGAGATGATTTCTTCTTCTGTGAGAGGTTCTCTATCCGCGAACTCTATCAGAGGTGCTTTATCCCGAGAAACAGGAATAACTGAAATACCTAGTTTCGCATATCTGAGAGCCGTCTCCAGCATAATATTTTCCATATTTGCTCCTTTTTAGAATGGTAGATCATCATCCGCAATTTCTTGAGGTGCGCTAAGACCTGGCAATGTACTTGCTTCCATTTTTTTCACATTGAGATTTTCATAAGTTTTGCCTTGATACTCACTTGTTTCGTTTTTTACTGTTACTTTCAATGCTTTTCCTTCAAGCATCTTCAAATAATCATCTAGGCTCTTAAATTTAGTGCCGTCTGGAATACCAGATTGTTTTGCAAGATTCATTATAGAACCCTGTGGGTATTTACCATCCTCTTTTTTCTGCCAAATTTTATGGAAAATCAAACTATTTTTATGTGCTTGATCAAAGTCTGAACGAATACGCATTGGAATATCAAGGTAATCAGCACCTTTTGGGGTTGTTTTTTCCATGGAGTATTCAATTAATACTTCGTAAGTTCCATCTGCGATATTTCCGAATTCTGACGCTTTTTCATAATCAATTTCAAACATTTTTGTTACCTATGTGGCTATAGCCACCCTCTCATTTTTTGTTGTTGATATACCCAACCATTTTTGTAATTGTGTTGATTTTTAAATTCAACGAGTTCATCAACACTTTCACACATATCTGCTGTGATATATGTAGAAACTCGTTTTTTTAACTTTTTCATTTTTGCTTCAGTAATTTCTTGAAGCTCAATTTCTTTAATATTTTCTAGTTCTCGCTCAGTAAGCTCTGGTTCATGGCTGCAATAAGGACAAACACGAGACAAAGAGCTGTCAAAGCATCCAAAGCACTTTTCGCACTGCTTTATAACAAGTTCACCTTGCGTGTTGTAGTTTTTCCTTTTTTTAGAGATACCTTGAAGAGTCCACTCGCGATCTTCATTTGGCAATCCATGTCGTGTATAGTTTCCCACGTGATCAATAAGTATTGCTGTTTTACCCGGTTTAGGGTTCAATGGTCGCATGGCAAACTGTAGGAATAAGCTCAATGACTGGGTAGGTCTAAGCATAATGCAAGTGGTAACATCAGGTAAGTCCACACCTTCTGTAAATAACTCGACATTAATTAAAACCAATATTTCTCCAGCTCTAAACTTATCCATAATCATCTCTCGCTGTGCTTTCGGAGTTTTGCCGTGTACAACTTCAGCAAGAATTTCGCTTTGATTAAACTCCTGAGAGATACGTTCTGCTGTTGCTACATTGTGGGCATAACATATAGCTTGCTTACCTTTAGATAATTTGTTGTAATGCTCAATCACATCACCATAGATTGCCTTCTTGAAAGCTTCATCCATAGATTTTTGAGTGAAATCCCCACTTGATTTTTTTAGCTGTGAAGTATCGATAACATTAGGAGCAAAATATTTGAATGGTGCAATGTTGCCGTGTTCTTGAAGCCATTTGATAGATTTTCCCGTAATAAGATCATCTGCCATATCTTCAAAACCTTGTCCATTCAAACGTATAGGTGTTCCAGTGAAGAATAACTTCAATGCATTGGGGAACGCCTCTAAAATCTTTTTATAGCTGTTTGCTTTAATATGATGCGCTTCATCAACCAAGATGATTTCTGGCTCTGGAAGTTTATCTATCTTTCTAACCAATGATTGCACACTGCCAATCGTAACAAGGTCCATATTTACGTTGTTCGCTACAAACGTTCGAACAACTTGATCGTTAATTTCCTTGCGGTGACTGAAGAATAGAACATGATTTTTCTTATCCGTCGCACCTTTAGCAACATCTGACATGACAACTGTTTTCCCGGAACGCGGGGGACTTTGAACAATAATTGAGCGATTACCTTTACAAATAGACTGTTTGAGTTTTTCAACCAATTCTTCTTGGTAGTCACGTAGGATCATCATCCGCTCCTTTCTCAAACTTGAATAAATCTTCGATTTTACAAGCGGTTCGGCTATCTAACCTGTTTTTTGCATAAGTTCCTTCGCTACCTTCAAGAATTAAACCGCGAGAACCTGTCTTAGCATTTACTACTATTCGCCCCACCATATCTGTAAGTCCTAATAACTGGTTCAATACTGATGTTCTAATTTGAGGAACATACTGGGTAATAATTTGCCCTGTTTCTAAATTTAGCTCGTGTGTATCTTCCCAAGCTGTAATATAAATGTTGATAGGTTTACTATAAATTGCAGTGAGCAATCTAAGGAAATAGTTGGTCCACTGTGAATAATGTTGAAGTTCATTACTGATACCGTTCTTAGACTTTCTCCCTTGCTCAATAAACCAATCGGACTGTAAGCTAGAGATATTATCAATTACGAGATTGTCATAATAATCTAAAACATCATCTATTTCCTTCAAGAAATTATTGATATCGGTGGAGGGTCGTTCCCTATCAAAAGAAATTTCACCAGCATCGTCAATGGTTCTCACATCAATGTTAGGGATTCCACCTAAAACTTTATGGGAATTATCCATAGATAGCACGATTGTATTACCTTCAAGATATTTAATCTGAGAAGTTTTCCCGAGACCAGCTTTACCATATATTAAGATCCGCCAATTTTTTGTACGACTTATATCGGTAGCTTTAGTTATTTTCATATCTAAAACCTCAAACTTTCTGATTGTTGCAACTCAACCCCTTCAATAACCGCTCCGTTCTTCAAATCTTCAAGCATTTGTTTCTTATCCAGCTTTGGTGGTTGATGAATAAAGTAGTTATCATAGAATTCGTTTTTCATGAATTGCTCTTCATTATCGAATGTTAAGGACTTAGTATTCTTTTGGATGCGAATATTGAATGGTGTACTTTGAATTTTTCTTAATCCAACTGCATACATACTACTTTGTAGGTAGTCTTTTAAACCTTGTTTCTTTTTAGCTACTACTTTTTTCTTGTCTTGAAGTCGTTTGACTTCAGCAGCCAAGGCTACTTCATCAGCTTCAAGGTTTTTTACAACATAGCCAATATTTACGGCTTTGTCTTTAATTTCTCCTTCGATACTCTCTAAAGTATCCGCCCACGTTTCGGCATCCAAGTCTTCCATATCATAGACTTGTTGCCAATCTGCGGTTAAATCGTATAAACTCATGTATACCTACTTTCTTTTTGATATAATTTTCTTATGAAAAACAAAGAATTAAAGAATGAATTAGCAAAATTAATTGATGAAATTGATAGACGAGAAGGACAAATGTTAAATGAAAATCAATACCTCCCAGATTTCCTCACAATAACTGCTCCTGATGAAGTCCTCAAACAACTTAGATCAAAAGGGTTAATTACATATACCGTCAATTACAGAGATTATGGTGGCCAAATTGATGAAATAAGTGTAACACCTCGAGGTTATACCTATATTGAGGACGAAAAAGATGAACGTAATAAATGGATTATTAGAACTGTTATCGTTGGCGCCATAACTTCAATCATCGTTTCAGGATTTACAACTTTAATAGTCCAGTGGTTAACACAGCAATAATTATTCCAATAATTATCGAAGTTTCCATGATTACTAAAAACATTAACCTTTGAATTTCTTCTTCAAGTTTTATTTTTTTGAAATAAAGTGCTGAATTTCTATTTTTTAAATGTTCATTAGCAATTTTTAAATATTTAATTTGTTTAGCTTCATCATCCATTTCTTCCTCCTCTTGTGCTATACTATGAGTAGAATCTGTCCAAAGTTTCTACTCGCTCACTCTGCAAAGTGAGCTTTTTTATTTTTCTCTGAACTCATTGATATCGACATCCAGAGCGTCTGCTATTTTGCATACCGTTTCAAATAATGGTTTTTTTACTTTTCCACTCTTAATATGAGCCAAAGTAGCCTTATTTATTCCCGATAATTTTGCAAGACGATAAGTTGTCATATTTTTATCTTTTAGCAATTTTTCAATTTTATTCCACATACTATATATTGTGACCTTTCGTTTTTATATACTACATATAGTTGAAAGCGCTAACCTATTTTGATATAATAATCTTAGAATAAAGACCACTCAGCCGGACTTTGTTCAAAACATTATTGAAAGGAGACTACTATGCCAATTAAACCAGGAACAGATAATCAACCTGCAGGAGATTATCGTGAAGTTGGCCCACGTGGTGGAAATGTCCCTGATGGACGGAAGGTTCACATTGACAAAGGTGACCGTTTACCACCTACTCAAGAACCGGGTCGCGGATGGGAAAAAATTTAATATTTTTTGGCGTATAGTTTGTTGATAGCTATGCGCTTTTTTGATAAGCAAATGCACCATTTTAAAATATTGATTTGAATCCATGTTTCTGCATAATCTATTCCATTTTCTGAATAATGAGTTATATAGTGATGTATCATTTTTTTCCTCCTACTTGCTGCTAGTTTTTTTGCTTGCCATGACTTGACGATTCAAATCATTGATAATGAGCTGGTTTTCTTCATTCTTACGGTCAAAGAATTTATTGAGTTCTTCAGCATACGCTTGCCAATCTTCCCAACCTTTACGAAGATATTCAACTTCTTTCCGTAAAAATTCATTTTCTTTTTCAAGATCTTTTTCTCGAGCTGATTTTATTCCAAACATCTTTGCTCCTTACTTATATAGATAAATTCCAGTAAGCTTCATTTTTGAACGCTTAGCAATGGCTTCTGCTTCGTTGCGTGCATTGATTCGCATAGGTTGAATCAATCCTACA